GAGCGTCACTGTATTGCCCGGCCCGACCATGAGCGGCTTTGGCTCCAAAGTCGGGGTCTTGTCAGCCTGCTCGGCGTATGATACCGCAAGCATACGGAAAGCGTCACTAGGGTGTGATGTCCAGTCGTGGCGCGGGGACTGGCGGTATGCCTTCTTATCCTCATCGTACTCGCGCTGGTACTGGCGCAGCGCCTCAATGCCCTCGCGGCAGCGTTCTGCGTCGAACCACACTTGCGGCAGGATCAACCGAACCGCTTGGATGCCACTTTGCACGCCGATGTCGGGCACCACGGCCAGTTTGGCGATGTCCAGATGGGCGGCCAACTGCTCCACGATGCTTTTGCCCGTCTGCAGGCTCTTGGCCCGGGCGTCGTGCGGTAGGTAGTGTCGAGCGTACTTGTACGGCTTGCCCGTAACCACGGCCGCAATGTCATGAATATCCTCGCCACTCACGGCGTAAAAGTCGATGACGCGGATTTCCCCGCGCCCGAGTTGGTAGAACCACACCGCCGTATCGTCGCGGTAACCCAAGTCCCATGCCGTAAACACAGGCAGTCCGGTGTCGTGCGGGACATGGCAGATGCGGCCTTGATCCTGCGCCTCGCGCATCTCTTTGCCAAAGAACGCGCCTTGGATGGCTGCCTCAAAACTGCACTCGTACTCTTGCAGGTATTGATCCTCGGCCAACTGCGCCCGGGCGGCGGCTAGTTCTGTCGCCGGGAGAATCCCGCTGGATGTGGCGGGCAGGCGCAACAGGAACCACTCGCCAGGGATACGAGTGGCGGTTTCGTAAATCTCCCAAAACTGGTTCTTGCCCTTGGGCGTACCGCCAAACACCGCCCACCCCTGCTTGTCTGACAGGGCAGGGCGTATGACGTTCCCAAATACGCTGGGCTTAAAGTCACCGTATTCGTCCATGTAAATGCCATCAAAACCAAGCCCGCGCATCGCGTCAGCGTTGTCAGCGCCAAACAGCCTGATCTTCGCGCCGTTCACTAATTCCACCGTTAATTCGGATTCGTTTACGTCACGGGTAACGGGGGCGGCGTAAAACTTAAAGTAGTCCCATGCGACCGACTTGGCTTGCGAGCGGTACGGGGCGCAGTAGCCGTACAACGGGTTTGAGCTTCGGGCAAACATAGCCGACCGGATAATGTCGTTTACTGCTGCAACAGTTTTCCCAGCTCTTCGGTGAGCTACCAGACACGCCCACCGTTGGGTGCGCTCATGGAACGGCATGAACATCCTACGTGGCGCGTAGGGTATGACTACTGGGGCGGCAGCCATGTGATGACCAAATCCTTGCCATCAGCGCCCGTCAGCTCGTTCTTTTCCCGTTGCCCGAGGTACTGCTTACCAAGCCACACTAGCATCGTGGTGTTGCCTTCCTCTAACGCCCGCCATTGGTGGCGGCGCAGCGACATTTTGCCGCCTTCCATGCCGCTTTTATAAATCTCCATAAACTTCTCGTCGGTTAGCAGCGTATTGACGTGACAACCAAGCCAAGCGGCGATTTCGGTCTGCGTACATTGGATGCCTGCCAGCTTCTTAACAGCTTCATAATCAATCTCAAACGGGGGGCGACCGCCGCCTTCTCCTTGGTGGCCTTGCTTGGGTTGGCCGGTACGTTCGCTAATGCGTGTCTCCTTACGTCTCATGCCGCGGCCTTAAACGGTTCGCCAGTAGATTCCAGCACGGCCTTTTGGCCGGTAAAGTCCTCCCAGCGTCTAACGATAACGTCAACGTACTTGGGGTCTAGCTCCATAATACGGGCTATGCGTCCGTTCTTTTCGGCTGCAATTAATGTTGTGCCGCTTCCACCAAATGAGTCCAGCACGATATCCCCGCCCTTTGTGTTGTTAAGCAGCTGGTACTCAAACAGCGCCACGGGTTTCATCGTGGGGTGATCTTCGCTACGACTTGGGCGATCAAACTTAAGCAGGGTGGTTTGTTTTCGGTCAGACGCCCACAAATGACCAGCGCCGTCTTTCCAACCATAAAGGCACGGTTCGTGTTGCCAGTGGTAATCCTGCCGCCCCATTACCATGCTGCTTTTCTGCCATATCAGGCATTGGCGCACTCGCCAGCCCGCATCCCGACACGCCCCACGGAAGTTGTAACCTTCTGAATCAGCGTGCCAAACGTAAAAAACCGCACCGGGCTTTAACACCGCGTCAGCAGTAACAAAAGCGTCCCGCAAAAAAGTCCTAAATGCCTCGTCGCCCATGCTGTCGTTTTGGATGGTTAGGGCGTCCTTGGTTTTGCCTGTATAGGCTACGTTGTATGGGGGGTCGGTAAGCAGCATATCTACCCGCTGATCCCCGCATAGGCGCTCCATCGCGGTCATTTCTAGGCTGGAGCCGCACATCACGCGGTGCTGGCCGCATACCCAAACGTCTCCAAGGCGCGTGACAGGCTCCACGGGCGGCTCGGGCGTATCGTCGGGGTCAGTTAGTCCCTCTGCCCCCTTTTCGGCTAACAGGGCGTCTATTTCGTCCGTGTTGAAGCCGGTAAGGTCTAGGTCAAAGTCCAGCGCTTTGAGGTCGGCCAGCTCCAGCTTGAGCATGGCTTCATCCCAACCGGCGTTTAGCGCAAGTTTGTTGTCGGCAATGACGTAAGCCCGCTTTTGGGCGTCCGAAAGGTGGGCAAGGCGTATGCACGGCACTTCGGTCAGTTTCAACTTACGGGCAGCCATAACGCGCCCGTGACCAGCAATGATGCCGTTAGCCTCATCTATCAATACGGGGTTGGTAAAACCAAACTCGCGGATGCTGCCCGCGATCTGGGCTACCTGTGCGTCGCTATGTGTGCGGCTATTTTTCGCAAACGGGATCAGGGTGGCGATCCCGATTTGTTCTATTTGCACGTTACTTTACCCGTCGTAACTCGCCCGTTTCATCGTAAGCAATATTGCCGCGTAAAATTCCAAATAAAACTTTTCGCTGCGTTGACGACATTTGAGCATCAGGCTTGGTCATGCCGCCTACGCTATTGCTGTATTGATACGCCGCGTTTAACCGGCTCTTCAGCGGGTTATTTTGTTGCGTGCGGCTTTGCAATAAACCTTGCATTCGCTCAATTGCGGCACGGGCGTCATCGTGACGAAAATCTGGGCTGTCGCTTTCTAGGCTTTTAAGTAACAAATTGTTAGCGCCCTCTGCTTTTCGGGTATTTAACCCAACTTGTTTAGCGATTGCCTGCGCATCTGCCAATCGCTCGGCTTCTGCTAACTCGCTTGCCGTTGTTGGACTCATACGACCCGTTTGCATTGCGCCTTCTGCAATGTCTTGCAATTTTTCGGCTTTCCGCGCCACGTTCGCTGCTTTTGCAACGCCACCAATCAACGGAGCGCCTGCCAGCGTGGAAAGCCCCATTCCAACCGCGTCATTTTCACGCCGCGCCCGCTCAAAGTCGCGGACGGCTTGCGCTTGCCCCAAGCCCGGCACAAAACCCGCGCCAACGTCCGCAACCACGTCAATCGTGTCTGCGTTTTGCGGTTCGTTTAAACTCATCATTTGTTCTAACCGACGGCGTAATTGGGCTTTTTCCTCAACCTGCCGCAATGCGGCGGCCATTTTTTCACGTTGCGACGCCATTATTTAAACCTCTCAAGTTTGTAAATTAACGCAGCAATCTCGCCCACGATCTCATCCACGATGTTCTGCAGGTCGGTGTCCTTGGGCAGGTCGCCTCGGATGCCCTTAACGAACGTCAGCAAACTCTCGGCGTAGGCGGCCGCGTCCTTTTGTACCTTGAACCCCTCGGGGTAGTCGTCCAGCGGGATAATGCCGTGGTGGCCCTGATACGCCTCGGCGTATTTGTCGGCCAAATCCACGATGTTTGAGTAGTAATGGCCGAGGGCTTTGTGCGCGGCGTAAGAGGCCGTCTGCAGGTGCAGAAAATGTGTGGCCGTGCTGCTGTGCAGTAAAACCCCGACAAATTCTGCTGCGTCTTTATGCGACATAGAACCTCCGCATTGCGAGGTTATCCCGTCAGTGCTACGGTTGCAACATGACGTTTGTATTCTTTCACGTCGGCCCAGACCTCGCCATGCCGGCGCGGATGGTGGAATCACTGCGGCGGCACAACCCGGCCGCCGAGATTGTGCAGGTCACCGACCACGATACCCGCACCGTGCCCGGCGTGACGTGGACAGCCCCGACTGATGGCGACCGCGAATACCTCATGCTCTGGCGTACCCAAGCGTTTGCCGGGTTGGGGCTGACCGAGCCTGCGATGTACATGGACACCGACATGATCGTGAATAAGCCGATCAACGTCGAACTGTTACTGGACGACCACCACATCGCCGCCTGCCGTCGTTCGTTCAACCGTGACGCGACGTTCAACATCCACCAGCGCGGGCAAGACTACAGCGAGTATGCGGGCAAGACGCTGGATGAGGTGTACCCCATCCTCGGCTGCTGCACGATCACGGCTTCCAGCGGGGCATGGGAGGCAATGGCCGAGACCTATGCCGCCTTGCCGCCCAAGTTCAAACGCTGGTACGGCGACCAAGAGGTTTTGCGGGATTACGTCAACTCGTTGCCGGCGTCGTGGGTGACCTACCTGCCCGAATTTGAGTTCGCCTGTTTACCCGAGGCCGCCAACGTTTATCCGCGCCCGTCCATCACCCACTACAAGGGCCAGCGCAAGGCGTTGCTCAACGGAGTTGCTCCGGCCTAATCGCGGCGGTGTACCGGGCGTATAGTTCGCGTATAGCAGCCTCTGCGTCACGGGCGACGTAATGCTCGCCCCTTGGCTCAAAAACGTCCCTAAACGCCTCCTGCGCGGTTTTAAGGCGTCCCTTGGGCATCTTGACCTCTACCCAGCACACCCACGGGGTGCCGTCCGGCAGCGCCCGCGTCACAAGGGCGTCGGGTATGCCTTGGCCGGCTAGGCTGAAGTCCATGACCGTGAACCCAGCCTTACGGAGGGCGTCGAGGATGACGCCAGCGTTGCCGTCGCGGCGGGCGGCGTACCTCATCGCTTGACCAACAGCCCCTGCCCGGTCGGCAGTTCCAGCACCTGTTCCTTGCCCTGCAAGAACCGTTGATGCGTCAGGGCTGATTCACGGTATCGGCGGAACCCGTAGTCGTCAAAAACGACAATGGAACCCGGCTGCAGTCGTTCGTACACAAGCGGGAAAATATACCCTTCCGCCTCGGCGTTGTTGAGGTCGATCTGGCAAAACCCGATTTGGTCGGGCAGGGCGGTAACAGCGCAGATGTCGCCCTTATGCACAATAGCGTTAAAGGGCGCGAGGCGCTGGCATACCTGCTCGTAGAGGTCGGGGCCGTGGTCAGCCTTGCGGGCTTCTTTCGGCACGTTGTCAAACAGGTCGTAGGCGTGGACGGCGGGCAGCAACATCTGGTACCGCAGCAC